AGGAACATGTTGATATGTACTTTGATATGCCTAGGGGTTTCCCTGACAGTAGGTATATGCAAGTCATCGCTCGTTGCCGGCATCCTCACATATTTCCTGCTATCATTCATCATGACCACACTAGTCGTGTACAAACTGTGCCGCGAGATGGAAGCGGAATTAGACAACTACTCGAAAAGTGGTACACAATGACTGGGTGTCCCATGTTGCTGAACACATCGTTGAACATTCGCGGCGAACCCATGGTCAACGATCGCAAGGACGCAGACAGATTTGAAACATTGTATGGCGTCAAAGTATGCAGTTGAGCGGAAATTTGTTGATACTGGGAGATAGCTTTTGTCAACATCCTGAATACTGGCCTGAGTATTTTGCTGGTCATATACTGGGACCAACCAGTCAACATCGTTGCCTAGGGTACGGCGGCGCCAGCTGGTGGTTTTTGCGCGACAAATTATTGCAGTTCATATCTTGTGAATCAAAGTTTTGGAACAACACAGAGCTGCTGGTTATGATACATCCTCCGCGATCACGAATTCATACTACATTAGACGAAGTTAGATTTAAAACTTTTGATCCTCCTTTGCCACGTGTTTTCAACAATGTTGATTTTGAAGAGTTAGACATAGCAGTCAAGCTTTATTACAAGTATTTTCATTCAGAAGAATATTGCCGTTGGGCAGAAACTCAATGGTTCAAAGAATTATCCACACTGTGCAAAAATAAACAAGTTATCAATCTGTTTGTAGACATAGATGTGCCTAGATCATCTGACCACTTGCCAGGAATAACAATAGATCAGTCATTGATTGGAATTCAATTCAATCAATACATGCGTACACAAGATATTGAACCATTTGATGGTATCATTGGATTTCAAAATCATTTCACGGCAAACAACAACAAAATCTTTGCCAAACAACTATATGAAATTGCTCAAGGTACAACCAAAAAATTTAACCCAACAGAATTTGAAAAGTATGAGCAATAGAGTATTCCCGATTAAAAGCGACACGGCCTGTTTGTTGAAGTGGGCCTGGTCAACAGTATATCTAGGTCAGGGCACAAGCTCAAGTTGTCACCGCACAGATCAGGCACTTATTCCCCCAGACAACTTTGCAAGCTTTCACAACTTGCCCAACAAAGTGGCAGCACGAAAGCAAATGCAGGAAGGCACTTGGCCACAAGGCGGATGTCAGTACTGTGAAAAGATTGAGCAAGCAGGCGGCATGAGCGATCGACAATACCAACTCAAGGCTGGTCACGAAGCTGATCGCACTCCTGAAGAGTTGTTGACAGACCCCACTGCCACAGAAGTTGTGCCCACTATCTTGGAAGTCTACTTCAACAACACCTGCAACATGGCCTGCTTGTATTGCGGTAGTCACTTCAGTACCAAATGGGAAGAAGAAAACAAGAGATTTGGCGTATTTGAACAAGGGCGTGTACGGTTTGGATACAATCAACCCTCCAATCCCAACTATGACAAAATGTTGGCAGACTTCTGGCAGTATCTCAGAGACAAAGATCGCTACAAGCACATACGCTACTATCAGATCCTAGGCGGAGAACCATTCTTTCAGCCAGAGTTTGACACCAGCTTAGACTTCTGGGAAAGTCATCCCAACCCGGAACTCACATTCAACATCATTACCAACTTGAAAGTGCCCACAAAGAAGTTCAAAGCATACATAGATCGCTTTGGGGCAATGGTTGAGTCTGGTGCATTAAAACGTCTACAAATAACTGGCAGCTTGGATGCCTGGGGTCCACAAGAAGAATATGTGCGCTGGGGACTTGACCTTGAGGAGTGGCAAGAGAACTGGGAATACTTGCTGGACAAAGACTGGGTTGTGATGTGCATGAACACAGCTATCAGTGCGCTGACAATTAAAACACTGCCTGACTTAGTGGAACGTATCAATGGTTGGAATGCTCGCCGCAATCCCTGGAATCCCATCAGCTTCAGCTTTATGTCAGTAATGACACCGCCTGAAATGGTTCCGGATATCTTTGGTGCTGGAGTGTTTGATGCAGACTTTGAACGTGTGTTGGCAGCCATGCCTACAGACAAACCTGGATCCCAAGAAGCACGAGAACACATGACTGGCATTATGCGACAGATACAAGCAGGCCCCAGAGATCAAAGCCGCATTGATGATCTCAAAGTTTATCTAACTGAGATTGATCGCCGCCGCGGAACCAATTGGAAACAGTTATTTCCGTGGCTTGCAGAGCTCAACTAAACTGGCGTTAAACTGAATTTGATCTGCGTAGGTATCATGTGCCGTACGCAGATTTTCTATTGCAGCCAGGTGTTCAGAGTGTGCAGGATTGACAACATCTTGGACAGCAAAGTCAGCCCATGTGCCCCAATCTTCGAGTCTGTTGACTACCCCGTCAAACCCAAAGTTAACACATAGCTCGCAGAAGTTTTGCACGTCATGATGGTTGGCTTGTTGAAACACGAACTTCAACAGCACTTCCGACTTGGTACGTTGTTGTACCAGCTTCAGCCACTCTAAGTTGCGCATTAGTACATCCCAGCGTCCGGGTCTGCGTACATTGTGATACACTTCTGCAGAACCTGCGTCCATACTGATAAAGTATTGCGTAATGTTGTCTAGTATAGGTGAGTCGCTTAATTGCTTTTCCATCAGCAAACCATTGGTAAACAATCGTATAGTTTGTTGTGGAGTCGGCTGGAACTCACGGATCAGCGGACGCATGATAGAACTTGCTAGTGGATCGCCATTGCCCGACATAACAATATGACAAGGTTCTTCAAATTGTTCTAACAGTCTTCGTGTGTGTTCTACTTGTGCTAGCTTGCGCTCATAGTCTGCGCCTTGTGAAACCATGATAGCATCACTGCGGCAACTAGGGCAAGCTAGATTGCAACTTTCGTCTATGTTGATGCTGACAACATAGCCAGTATCAAATAAGTCTCGGTTTCTAACACCGCAACGGTCTACGGCACAGTGCGTGAACTTGCCATCTACAATGTCTTGTTGTAAGGCTTGTGCTGTGGGATGTGCCCATACATCCGCTAGGCGATCAAAGTCAGTGATCCGGCCAGGACTAACAGGCAACCATGCTTCGCAGCCGCATACAAAACAATCTCCTTTCCAATCTACTACCAATTGACGACTAGGTGCATTGCAGCGGTAGTCTATGGTGTAGCCTAGTTGCGCATTGCGCGGGATTGAGTTATATGCATGCTGGTTAGCAATCGGGATGATCATAGATATGACTCTAGACCACCGCGACGACGTAGGTCCTGGGTACAGCAGCTGATGCCGCCGTCCCAGAAGTAGCTGTGACGCAACTCACTTATAATCGGATTGATCCGATGCTTCTTACAATAATCAAACACCTGCTTGTTATAAGCAGAGAAGATTACATTCTCTTCGTCAAGCACAAGACAGTTAACATCAAAAACTGTCTCAGCTACAAACCCTGTCCATTTATTTAGATACTTGTCCACAAAGTCTGTAAACTCTGCTGTGGGAGTTTGTCCTTGTACATACCAAGCACCAGGGCTTTGTTCGTACTTGAACTTGCCAACTTCCATGGCGGCCCAGATACTTGGATCCCAGATCTTGCACACATCCCAGCCAGGGAAATCACGTGCTAGATCCAAGTTAACATCGTGCTTGGAACTTAACAGCACACCAGGTTTGAGAATAGCAAACACAGCATCGCCATGTCCGTCGGTGATGGCCTCATGGATTTGATATTCTGGTCCTAACACGTTATCCACTATCCAACGGGTTTGTTCGGGCTTTAGGAAGTCTGAGTTGTCAAAGAATACATCGCGGCCCACACGCACGATACAGCTGGCACTTGCACCATTTAGAATGCAGTCTTCATCCCACTCGCTCTTGTGTGGGTTAACAACTTGATCCTTGTATTCAGCACAAATAGTGTCTAGCTCTTTCATGTTTAGTACACGCAACAGTTTGTCGCCTAGTGTGATTTGCCAATCTCTTGGAGTCAGTGGCGGTAGCGGAGCACCCCCACCTTCGGTTTGAAACCAAACAAACTCGTCCTTGGGACGCACGTCAGGTCTGCGCACTCGGGCACCATATTGCTCGATGGTCTTTTGTAGGTTGTTGAGATCCTCTTCTGTTTCATGCAGGATCTGTTGCATTTGATTACGAACTTGAGGATTGTCGATGAAGTCAAAGTAATCTGCTGGGTAGGCACGGCCCACAATAACTTCTTCTAAAGGTTGCCAAGATGTGTAACTGTTGATCATATGTTTAATTGTGCGAATAAAGTATTTAGGCGTTGAGTCTTGCTGGCGGCAAATAAACGCTGGTTGTGTACAATGTCGTCCCAGCAGCCGGTATACCAAGCTTGCATGTCTTGACTTTGTAGTTGTTGCAAGCTGGATTTGATAGCTTGCCACCTTTGGGTGTTGTTGGTTATAGTATCATAGCTGTTGTCTATAGCATGGTCAAAGGTACGATATCCCAGTGTTCGTAGTGTGGCCAATGTGTGTGGTGGACCCACAATCACAAAAGGATGACCATTTTTGATAGCTTTGAATGTTTTTTCTGTAATGAAAGTTCCATCTGACCCGTCAGCATCAAAGTGTGTTTCTAACACAACGCTACAATAGGTTTTTATAAAATGATCTTCTACGGTTATACTATGATCGTTGTGTTGCTCAACAGTCAAGTTGTCGCAGCGATAAGGGCCTTGACTCAAAAACTTTTCTACGTCTACCCCGGGCTGATGTTCGATAGGATTGTCTTGTGGATGATCACCTAATGGGAACTCGGTGTTGTAACTCCACACACTGTTGGCCAAAACGCCAGACTGGTCAAGTTCGGCCATTACACTGGCTCGCCACCATTTGTGTGTTCTATTCAGCACAAGAAATTGATAAGGCCGCTGACTTTGATGCTGTTCGATTGCAACGGCCAACTGGTTGCGACGCCAGTACAACAACTCGTGGTCAGGAAAATACACAAAATTTGGCACGTTGATTGCTGCTGTATTGCCACTGACAAATCTATAGCAGTTGATGTCAAAATTGTTTTTTACACACAATAAATCTAGCCGCGCTTTGATTTTCAAAGGGTTGTCTCCTTCGTGATAGTAAAACACAACAGTAACATGAGCTTGGCGAATGCGCTGTGCTATGTTGTTAGGAATCAACGAAAAATAATCTATGCCGAAGTCAAAAAATCCTAGTCCAATAACATAGAGTCCTGGTCCATCAGTTTGCAGTTGATACTCGATGCCGTGATCATCCATGTGTCCAAAGAGTTCGGCAGGAACAGTATATGGCCAATGACGACCAAATTCTCTCCAACTCAGTGTGTAAGGTCGAGCCTGATGTTGCGCTAGTGCCGGATAGGCTCGACCTTTAATGGTTGAGTCACATACGAAGTTCATTTAACATACTCAGTAGTTCTTTCCAGAGAATCTGTTCGAACACGCTGCCGTAGAAGTGTTCATAATTGTGCTGCACTGTTGGCAAACAGTGGCGATGTATTTGTTGACGTTCTTTAACTGAAAGACTATTGAGATCTTTAAGTAACTGGGTGACTCGTTCAATGCGTCGAATATCATCAGTTTCTTCGTCGTAGCTTTCATCAAATATACCAGCAAAGGTCTTAAATCCGTAACTACGCATGTATTCCAAACTGTGAGCTGGTGCTACTAGAACAAATGGCATTTCTAATGCAATTGCTTTGAATGTCTTTTCGGTAATGTGCAGTCGTTTACCAAAGTAAACTGTTTCGGTAGGAACGTAAACCAAACTGTCCTGTGCTTCTGCATAGTTGCCCAAACAGTAGCTACTCATAACCTGTGTGTCTTCACCTGCAAAGTAACGAGGCAACTCGGCGCCCTGAAACACTTGCTCTATGTCAGGATATATGTTATTATACTTGAGTGCTATCTGTGAGATGTCTACGTTTTCGTATGGACATACTCTAGGAGCCGAAATGTAGTTATTATCTAAACCATGCCGGAATACGTTGTACAAGAACAGCACTCTGTGATCGCGCTTGCCTGCAACAATTCTGTTGGGACTCATAAACGTACGAGAGGGTGATCTGTCAGCCGCCCTGGGGATCAGAAAAGTTTTGTCATAGCCGCGAAACCAGTCCTTGCAGGCCCATCCGTGATAAAAGTAGTAATGAGGTTCCCATCCATATATATGCGTGAGTGCAGTAACATATTCACCTTTTTCACTAACAACAACGTGACCTTCACGATGTCCCTGGATATCAAAATTGCGGCTTCGCACTGTATCGAACAATTCTTTATGAAGATCTAAATGTATAGGCTCTTGATCATGAAAAAATACAAAATCAGTTTCAGGAATATCATCCCTTCCGTAGTTGAACAATGCTTCAGGATCACTGCGTCCTGGAGGATCACAAAAGAATGTACGTGTTCCGGTTCGATACTGTTGCATCCAAGGCCAGAAGGTATTGTTGTAAATTTCGTCTATTCTAATCATGTTTGATATTTTTTATTTAGGTAAGAAGCCAGGTTTGTTTGCGCATGAGCGTGAGGCAGATAGTATTGAGCATGCACAAAGTTTGAGTCGCACAAGGTTCTTTTGGTGGGTGTCATACTTATGTGACTACTCCGGCTGGGATTGGTTTTACGAACCGCCTCCATGGCAAGCTGGTCAGAATCATGTGTGGCCTTCAAAGTGGCATCAGTATTCAGGCACATATCTCATACCTAAGACGCCCACAGACCAATGGAACTTTCATACAGAAGCTATAGCAACACAACCTGTAGACGAAAACTGGAAGGTATTGCATGCGATTGATCATGCTGAGTTTGACTTCTCCTGGCACCCACACCCACTAGACCCGCCATATATCTATGTGTGGGGCAATCAACATTGGCCAGGGGAAAAAATGCCCACAGTGGAATATTGTGTTGAAGGTGCTACTGAACGCAAGTATATGGACTGGCCAGCTTCACTGCGCCCAACAACTACAAATTGGACAACACCTGCGCTGATTGATCCTAACAGTGTGGACTATTCATGGCGGCCAGATCCACAAGACCCACCTTATATCTATGAATTTGCTACACAATGGCAACCCAATGGCGGTGCTGTGTACACAGTGCCTGGCGCTGTAGAACACAAGTATGTGGGCATACAACATCGCAGACTGCCCAACAAAGCTGCATGGAAATTTTTAGAACCAGTAGCCAGTTTTGATTGGTCATGGCATCCGGACAACACTGAGCCGGCCTACAACTATGTGTTTGGTAACCAACACTGGCCAGCTACAGAAATGCCTACCATTGTTTACAAAATGCCAGGTGCCGAATCAGACAAGTTCATGGATGTGTTGGTTGCACGCCTGTGGGGTTGCATGGGTAACTGGGAGTTGTGCGAAGACATCGACGATAGTGTATGGGATTGGACCTGGGTGCCTAATCCCAATGATCCTCCGTACATCTACGTATTTGGCAATCAGTGGAATCCTCCTGAACTCAAGGCCAGTTTGCGGTATCATGTTGAAGGCGCAACAGAATTTAAATACATGGATCAGCGCACACGCAGACTACCACAACCAGAGTTGTTTACAAATCATTTGCCTGTGGCTGAGTTTGACTACAGCTGGGAACCTGATCCCACAGATCCGCCAATGACTTATGTGTTTGGCAACCAATGGAACACAGGTGTGTTAGAACCCACAGTGACTTATACCACAGGTGGAACAGAAACCAAGTATGTGGACAACATTGCTGCCAAGATTGCGCCAGACAAAACTAAATGGGAATTATTAGATGACATTGAAGAATTTGATTACAGCTGGAGGCCTGATCCTACTGATCCTCCTTATATCTACGTGTTTGGTAACCAGTGGCTCGCTCCCGAACAGCGACCTGCTGTCCAATATCATGTACCTGCCGCTGATGAGATAAAATACATGAGCCATCCTCGTGCCAAGCGCCGAGGAGATCCTGCACGTTTTGAGCAATTGTATCCTTGCGAGTTTGATTGGTCCTGGGAACCTGAACCAGGAAGCCCTCCTTATATCTATGTGTTTGGTAATCAATACTACCCAGCAGAAGTCATGCCTACATTGACGCTGACTGTGCCCGGTGCAACAGAACGCAAGTACATGGACATAGCTGCAAAACTGCTGCCACGGCACGACAATCATTGGCACACGTTGGTAGACTGTGAATGGGATTATACCTGGAGGCCAGAACCTGGAAGCCCTCCTTACATCTACGTGTTTGGCAACCAGTGGTGGTCAGCAGAAAAAATGCCCACGGTAGAATATCATATGCCCGGGGCAACAGAGCGCAAGTACATGGATATCAATGCAGAGTTATTGGTAGACATGACACATTGGCACATCCCAGAATATGTAGACGTCACGGATATGGACTTTAGTTGGGTTCCTGATCCAGGTGAACCGCCTTACATCTATCAGTTTGCCACGCAACACCAAAAAACAGGCGGTCCACAGTATCGTATGCCTGGTGCAACAGAGTTCAAGTATGTGGACATGATGCGAGCCGAAGTTAAAAAAGAAGCAGCACCCATCTTTGAAATTGATCACTTGGATGGTGCAGCAGGGCAGATTCCCGGCACAGTCAAGAAGGTGCGTTACTTTGACAACTATCGCGACACGCTGATACGTCTGGCCAAAAGTCTAGCAGGTGAATACGAACATGTATGGGTATGCAGTAGTATCTGTGACTACACTGGGTTCGACTTCTCGTGGCATCCTGAAACTTGGCAGTCAACAATGTTGCACGTATTCCCCAGCAATGACCAAAAGTTTGGGGACACATTCTACATGCATGTGCCTACCTTTGCAGAACGTGCTGAAAAGAAACAGTTGTTGGAATGGTATTCAGTGAACTATGTGTCACGCCGGAGTGTGCCACGTAGATCCATGCCTGTGATTGAACACACTGCCGATTCGCATGTGGATGCAGTCAAGAACACAGATTGGTCAGGCCCATTGGCACTGTTCTCTACCAATGGCGTACCCATCACCTTGCCCACTGTGCCACTTTGGCGCCAAGAAACCAAGACCATTGTGCCATTGAGTGAGGGTGCCAGTGCAGTGATTGTGCCAAAAGTGGCCCGAGGCGATGTCCGAACACAGTTGTACAATTATGCACACATTGACAAGACCCAACGCAAACGCCACAGCGATCAGCCATTAGATATTGTGTTTATCAGCAACGGAGAACTCAGTGCTGACAAAAACTATCGCAAACTGGATGACAGCAAGTACAATCGAAACAATCGACTCAAACGAATTGACCGTGTAAATGGTCGTGCAGCCGCTTATCATGCCGCAGCTAGAGCCAGTGCCACACCGTGGTTCTTTGCAGTGTTTGCTAAACTAGACATTCGCATGGATTTTCCATGGGACTGGCAACCAGATCGTATGCAACAGCCCAAACACTATATCTTTCATGCACACAATCCTGTAAACGGCTTGGAGTATGGACATCAAGCCATGATTGCTTACAATCGAGATCTAGTGTTGGCCAATCCTGGTGTGGGACTTGACTTTACATTAGACAGCGCACACGAAGTTGTGCCAATCAACTCAGGCACAGCATGGTACACAGACACGCCGTGGCAGGCCTGGCGCACAGCATTTCGTGAAGTAGTCAAACTCAAGCACAGCTTGCCTGATGTAGAAAGTGAGTACAGGCTCAACATGTGGCTCAGCAATACTGGAGAAGTTCAAAACGCTGAGTGGAGCCAATGGGGTGCAGAAGATGCTGTGGATTATTATGACGAAGTAGGTGGAGATTTTGTAGCTCTTAAGAAAAGCTACGAGTGGGATTGGTTGGCTAGCTATGCGTTTATGCGACGCAACTTAACACCTGATCACTGATGTATTCAACTTCTAAGTCAGTGAGTTCAGGATACAATGGCAAGCTAAGAACTCTACGTGCTAGACTAGAACTCACGGCCAACATATCTGGGCCAGGCCATTGACGATAGACATCAATTTCATGTATAGGGCGCTCGTAATGTACACGAGTTTCAATTTTAAGATCAGCTAGTTTTTGTTTGACTGCGTTTCGATTGTCAATGTCAATTACAAACTTGTGATGTGCATGATTATGTGCGTTGTTCTCATCAATCAAGCATCGAATCTTGGAATTCTTAGCAAAGCGTTCGCGCCAGAAGTCGGATATCTGCGCTCGGCGAGCCTGCCACCGGTCAATGTGTTGTGTTTTGATCAGCATGGTAGCACAGTCAATTTCGCTCATGCGACTATTGGTTCCCGCATAGTTGTGCGTGGGTTTGCCGTTGTCTCTCCAGGCACGGGCAAATTCAGCAAGATCCGAGTTGTCTGTGACAACAGCCCCTCCGTTGCCATAACAGGCTAAGTTCTTCATAGGGTCAAAGCTAATGGCTGCGGCATCACCTATGCGTTGACAACTGTTGGCCAGCCAGTGTTGGGCAGCATCTTCGATCACAATAGTGTTGGTAGCTACCCAATGATTCCAGGAACGCACATGAGCCGAATGTGTGATTGATTTGCCATACAGACCCACTAACACCACAGCATCATAATCCACACCCTGTGGAAACTTTGTATCGTCGATGATGCCGTAAGCGTCAGTGTCAATGAAATGAATGTCCCAACCGGCACGTATAAAAGCGTTTGCTGTAGCCACGTAGGTAAAGCTGGGCATGAACACCTTGGGATGTAGTGTTAGTTGAGAGGCCCAGTATTCGGCAATAATCTCCAAGGCATGTGTGCCCGAGTGACAAGTCACAGCATATTTTGAACGATTTTTCTTGGCGAGCCAATGCTCAAATTCAGCGGTGTTGTTGCCGTTCATAAGAACTCCTGAACGCAGAACTTCGTCTGTGGCGTTCAGGACTTGATCTCGCAGTGCGTTATACTGTTTTCGGAGACCAGTAAAGGGGATGGTTAGTCCGGTTGTAGTTGACATTTCCAATAATCGCTTGTGCTTAACCATTTGTAGTATTCGCGGAAGCCTTCTTCAACGTCAACTTGGGGGTCATAACCAAGAATAGTTCTAGCACGATCAATATTTAAGGCACCTCGGCTGGGGAAGTCTGCGTCTTTGTCACGGATATCGATGCTGCCTTTGCCCACAATATCAACCACCATTTCGGCGGCCTGCTGGAGTGTGACTGAATGAGATTTAGTAATATTGTAAGTATTGTTCTTAGCCGTGATCCTAGTTGATGCTGCCACAATACCCGCTGCCGCATCATCCACATAGGTAAAGTCAAGTGTTTCTCCTGCGCCATTGACCCTGAGGGTACCACCACGCATTGCGGTGAGCATAAATTTTGCAACAACCCGATCTTCCACATCCAGCGGTCCATACACTGCCGACGGACGGATGACCACATATTCCATGCCTGTTCGTCGGGCATAATCTTTGACAAGATGTTCTCCTGCTAGTTTCATAATGCCGTACTGTCCTTGCGGCTGGCATTCGTCGTCTTCTAATACCTGATCTTCAAAGTCTCCGTACACCATGCTAGAGCTGATGTACACAAAACGTTCTACACCGTGCTTTTTGGCACTCTCCAACAGATTGATCAAGCCAGTCATCATTACTTCGCTGCCGTGTCGAGGATCAGCATTGACAACTTTTTGTCTAGGAAAGCTGGCACAGTGAATGATTACCGTGGGCTTCTCTTCGGAGATGATACGCTCCATAGCGTCAGTCTCTGTGATAGAATTTGGATACCATGTGTGTGGTTTGAGTTTTTTAAGTCGCTCACTCATCAAGTAATCAACTTCACTCTGTGGGATGATCCCATAGGTAGTGTGAGTATCTACTACCACAACTTCGTCTTCACGTTGTTGTAGGCGAGCCACAACATTGTGCCCAATAAGACCGTGCCCGCCTGTTACTAAAAATTTGCTCATCTATTCTCCCATTTTAGTTTAAACATCATATACACTTGATCGTCCATCACATAGAATCTACCACTATCGGTATAGTTCCATCTAGCACCTTTTTGTCCAAATGTTTTAAACAACCAATCTTTTTGTGCAGAACTTAATACTCCTGAGCTTCTGTACTGTATCACAGGCACAAACTTCTTACCATCCCACACTTGTTTTTTTACCACGGCAGGAGGGGCAATTTCTACTTCAAGGTATTCTACTTGCTGATTCCACCCCATTTGAGCCTCCAAAATGTTTGGTCTGGATCGCTGAGTCTAGCTATGATTCGATATCTTTGTCCGTAGGTTGCCTGGTTTAAGTTTCGAATCCAGTAAGGTTTTTCTACAGCATGTTCCATGATCCAAGCACCTTCAGAACTTTGTTGCCATTCCCAAATTGGACCGCCAGCATATAAATCTGGATCTTCAACATCGCTTATAACAAATTCATGTACACATACATCAGAAAAACGCACTGCACAGCCGTCAATGATTTTTACTTCTTGTGGCTGCCAGTGCAGATATTCAGCGGGTTGGTTGTGATTTATTGTTGTTGCCATACTAGAGTATAGCACATGATTTCATGGTTGAGCAACTAGTTCGGCAGCCATTGGGAATATTTCTGCAATAACTTTGGCACATGCACGAGCCACTTCCATGTGCTCTTTTTGTGTGCCATTGCCTGATCTTAGTTCGATAAAGTGAATCCAACTACGCAGGGTACCGTTCATGTACATGCGACTCACTGTGAGTCCTTCAGGCAACACAGCTCGGGCCTGTTCTTTGGCAATGCCGTTCTTGATGGCCCATGCGTACTCTTGCTTGACACTGAATAACACACGTTGTTGGGCACGTTCCCATTCAATGGCCAACAACCGTTGTGCCTCGTCTGTCATGTCCAAGTCTACACTGTTTTGTCGATTTTTGGTGTCCTGGAATCGAGCTTCACGTAACACAAACGCCTCATCCAGTTCAGCTGTGGGATCAGCATATCGCTGACTGAACTCTTGAAAGCTGAAACTTCTGTGACGCAGAATCTGTCGGGCAATATCACGGGTGGTCACAATTTCGCAACAAGCTGACACCATTTCCAGCGGGCTCCAGTGAGCATGCTTGACCAGGTATCGGATAAGTCGTTCGCTGGTTTCTGTTGTGAACTGGTTGGCAGGGTTGGACACACGGGCACAATAGGCAATAAGCTCTTGTGCATCATCGATGCCTTGCTCAGCAAAATGTGCGGTAGGTTGGCTATAGGATACCAGGGATACATTCATTTTTAAAGGCCGTTTAGTAGTTTATCGGTTTCGGGTTGAACGATTTCTGCCACTGCTACAATGTCTACCACAAAGTCTAGATCACGAATGTCATCTCCGAGTTCTGCTAGAGTACGAGTCAGAACTACTTCAATTTCTTCCATGTCTAGACCTTGACGGTGCAGTGTGTGTAAGTTGATTGTGCGCTGTCTTTTACCAGACAGTTTTACAATCACTTTTTTAATACATTCAAGTGGGACCTCGGTCTTGTTGACCTCGTTGATTAAATTTTCCCACTTGTTGAGTGCGTCTTCACTGAATTGCATCCGCGGTCACTGCCTTTGCTTTTGGGCGACCGCGCTTGGTAGGTTTTGCAGCGGTTGTAGACACTGGTGCAGGTTCTGCAAAGTTGTCTAGGTTTACATTAGAATACATGCGTTGAGCTTCTTTCTTCATGCGGGCTGCTTCCGCTATGAGACCTTTGGCTTCAACTTCCATTTTCTTGGCCTGAGCTAGCATGTTGGTTGCAAGGGCCTTGTCATCTAGTGCACCGTCGGCATTCATTGGTGGAGGTGTTTGACCTTTGTCTCTTAACGCCGCTTCTTGTTCTAAACGACGACGTTTGTACTCTCGTTCTTGGTCTCGCTTGACACTTGGATCAACCATGCCTTTGCTGTTGTCCAACTGCTCCAAACGTTTGCGAGCATCGTCGCCCATTTCCATCTCACGAACAATACGATTGAGTTCGTCTAGTTTCACAGAGCTTGTGGCATTAGGAGTCACAATGACCTGGCTGGAAGGAATCTTCTTGATCATGCCTTCTCGATGCAGGGCTTCCAACTGCGGGCGTCCGTCGGGCAACAGTCCTCGATGCAGTGCGTCTGCTAGATTGTTGGCCTGTTGTCCCACAGGGCTTTCCAAGGTCTTCATGATTGAGTCATGAATATGTGTGGGCAGTGTTTCGGGATAAATCACAAGACACATGTGATCCTCGCCGGGTACTTCTCTAAATAAGATAGCGACCTTGCGATCGCCGTGACGTCCAATATGTTTAAGCATTTGTTTCTCCTTGTGCTTGTGCAGTCTGTTGTTCCTGTACGTGAGCTGTGCTGGCTTCTATAAAGCCAGCAATTTTCTCGTAGAGTTCTCCTACAGATTTGAGTTCATGAGCTTTGAACGCACCACGTGCGCTGGCAGCTTCAATGAGATTCTTTACGGATATAATATCGTTAAGGGTGAGTTGAGCATTTTCCATACAGATATTTAAGTGGAATATGTTTGTGTAGAATTTTTATTCTACTCCGAAATGGTCTTTGAGAGCCTGAACAGAACGCTCAATTGTACATTTTACTGTTCCTAAATCATGTGTAGTATACGCACACTGAGTTCCGGTGTTCTCTACAACCGTGATTGCCTGTTTGACAACCGTGTCTAGAAGTTGCGCAACCTCTTCGATGCCAACCCATTTACCGCTGGTGTCTTTTTTTAAAGTTTCTAGTAGTGTTTGATTCATGAAATTTTCCAATAGTATTCTGGTGTGTGTTGATGTTGTATTATAAATGATGTGTCTGGCCATGTGCCGTGTTGTAATCTGTGTAACATATGATTATACACGATTTCATTGGTTTCTGCAGTCATATGGCAAATCATGTTTTTCTCTGGGTACGGCATCACTCCATGATTACGATCTATTTTAATTTTGTACGCTGAACCAAAAGATTCACACATTGGCATATAGTATCTGCTCAACAACGACCAGTCATTAAACCATCCTGCATTGTGAGACATCACAAGAATGGTGTCTGGTCTTACAGCCATGACTCGATCAATCATTAAAGAACATATCTGCTGATCAGTAGCAAAGTCCGACAGCTCTAGATAAAACTGTTCTAGAGCAAGAAGCTTGCTGTTGAGATCAGCAGTCATTGTTAGATTGTTTTGTTTGTAGCCTTGTTCTCTAAAATGCTTAACTGTGCCCGGAGCGTTTAAGTGAAACTCACGATTGTTGGTGCAAACAGGCAGATGCCAGCGCCCTGGGTTTGTTGCTACAAAAATTATTCTATCGTAACGTTCATGTGTTTGCATGAACATTTGATAGCTAAAATATATTGAACTGCCGCCTTTGGCATAGATGCCTACTTGGTCAAAGCGATTACACCAAGCTTTTTTGGCCAACTGTGGATTGAAATCATGCCCGTGATTGGGATCAGCCCAGCTATCGCCGTAAATTCCTATTTTTTCCATGTTTTATAGTTGCTATTTCAGCATCGTAAATTGCTGCCATGGTTCTCCACAATCCATAACGTTCACGATCAGTAAGTCCTAACAGCCACGGAGGATCAGTTTCTAACTTTTTGAGATCATAGTCACTGCGATATGACTTGCACATCTCCAATATGATTTGATCTCGCTCGTTGTTCATTGATATAGCCGAATGTCCTTGTGTTTAACAAACACAATTGTATGCACTTGACTGTTATACTTAATAGGCAAATCCAAGTGTACACTAATTCTTGGTCCTTCTATTTCATTGATCATGGTGTCATTGCCTACACTGCCCACAAACGGAATCTTGTTCCACTTGCCTATCACACGATCTCCGATGTGATAAGTGGGCTTGTAGCCCACTTGGTTAAAATAGTCAGTGAGACTGCCCATGTCAGGTCATTCGGAATCGACAAATTGCATAGTTCAAGTATGCAATTGCAAAAGAGATACCGGCCCAGAGATAATCTCCTTGTGCAAGCTCAGTTAGACCTTGCATTGTGAGCAAGCCAACCAAGAACCAAGTGATAGCATCTTGGTGAGTCACATACCATGTTCTAAATTTACTCATACAATTTTCCTTTCGCGTACGAGAGTTTCAAACTGTTCGAACAGTTCTTCAAACTTATGATGATAAACAGCAGACAATGCCTCAAAATCGGCACTCTCGGCATTCCGCTTGGCCAACAACTTGACGTCATCAACCATGCCCCAGCAACTCATAATTTGTTGTTCAAAATCAAAACGATCAGTCATTTTTTCCATTCCTTTCGAGCCTTCTGAGCTTCGCTAACAATTTTCTTGCCCAATTCCCATATAGGGTGCCAAAAATATCCTATCACTGCACCCACCACAAACCAATTCAATGCATCAAGAAAGTTTTGCATTAGGTCATCCTATCTACATTTTGTCCTGGACGATTAAGATATCGATTCATTTCGATGCGTTTTAACTCATCGGCTTCTCGACGTGCTTTGATTTGCTGTTGCTCGACCACAGCGTCATTATGACGCCGGTCTGCTTTCATTATCTCAGTACGCTGGTAGACTTGGTTGTTCCACTCAGAAATTTTATCAATACCCACTTTACTGCTCCTCGTCATAGTAAGCATATTGGCCCCATGGTGGAACAATACTGGTGGTACCGTGCAAGATAAACACAGTCTCAGTATAGTTCTCATCTCCCCAGCTACCAAACGGATAACCGTCTGTGAACATCACAAGTCGCTTGGGCTCGATCTCGTTTTCTTTCAAGTAGTTGTAAACACAGTCAAAGTCCGTGCCGCCGCCACCTTTGACTTCGTAGTCGCAGATAGTATCCAAGTTGTCGCTGTCGTATTGAGCAGGGTTGTATGCGTCAGTATCAAAAGTGATCACATGGATCCGGTATGCAGGGAACGAGTCCATGATACCTTGAATCTCACTCAAGAAGTCTTTGAGCATGCTTTCAGAGATACTACCAGAAGCATCCAGCGCCACAGCAATATCAATCATGGGATCCAGCTTCATGCCAGGCATCACAGCATCCATGTGCCAGCCCTTGCGACTGGCTCGCATCCAGGTGTAATCGCTCTTGATGGTGGATTCCAATTGCATACGCAACAGTTCACGCCAGTTCATCTTGGGCTCGGTCAAGTCCTGGATCAGTCGCTTGACACCTGCGGGCAAGTTGCCTGCACCGTCCACAGTCTGGGCCGCCGCCAACATGGCTTCTTTGATCTCGTCTTTGATGGCTTGCCGCTCGGCGTCTGAAAGCTTGGGACGACCTTTGCCTTCCTTGTCACCGTCTTTGCCACTGCCATCGCCTTCGCCGTCCAAGTGCTCGTCTATCAGTTGGTCCAACAAGTCCGACAGATTGATCTTTTTTGCGTTCTTCATCAAGGCGTCATAGACCTCTTCAGAACTCATGCCCTTGTACTTGGCATCATACAGGCAAGGCACTGTAGTAATCTTTTCACCTACACGGTGCTCAACTAAATCTGCGTTGACACAATAGTCATTGGCAATGTTCCAGATCTGCGGATCACGATCTCCGCGCCGGCCAAAGTGATCATACACACAATGGAGCACTTCGTGCCCAAACAAGAATTCAATCTCCCTGGGGCGGAGCATGTCTACGAAGCGACTATTGTAATAGAAGTGACGACCGTCAGTGGCCGCGGTGCCGCACCATTCGTCAGCATTGACCAGCTTGAGGCGGGTAGCCAAGTTGCCAAAGAAACTAGCACGAAGCAAGAGACCCACACGGGCAGTGATCAGTTTCTCACGTACCTTACGATCCAGCGCCGGATCCATGGGACCAATTAGATTGGCAAATTTTTCTTTGTCTTCTTTGGTAGCAGTTGTGCCGCTACGGGCATGCAGAACATTAGGGTTAAAATATTGCATGTGAGTCCTTGTGTGAATATGTGTATATTATAGCAAATTGGCGAATTTAAGTCAACTGTTTTTTGCCTGTAGCAAATAGTATACATTTTTGAGGTCTTGGGCGTTTTACAGCAATTCTTTAGGTGATCTCTGTGTCTTGCCCTACAGAATCGTTTAAGTAGCGCAGTATAAACCAACTCTGTGTACTTTCGTTGTAAAAATCCAGGTGTACTTGGTCCTTGTAGTGCATGGTGGGACCGTCTTTTCTTGCATGCTCGTTTGGCACTAGTCCACGATGGTAGCGATATGTGAATCCCAACTCGCGTCGCAAACGTGGCCTTATGGCCATGCCCATGCCATACTCCTGTAGGATTCGTGCATAGATATCTGACCATTCCCCGGGCCTGTGAAATACAATCAGATTCTTTTTAACTGTTACTTTCATTTGGGTGTGCCAATACAAACCAGTTTAGTTCTTTGTCACTATTTAAATAGATGCGGTAGTCATTGTACTGAACCGAATACGCCCAGTGTCGGTTGATGTCATCTTCTTGGACCGCAGTATTACTAGGATCTTGTTTACGGAGTTTCAGTCGGGCACGAGTCTCAACATCTTGACTCCAGCCCCAAGTCTGGTTCATCCAACGACGACTACGATCAAAGTCTAGTACGCCAGTGCCAACTCTTGCGCTTTTAGAGAATTCCAGCATGTAGTTAAAACTAGCTTTGTGGCTGTGTCGATGATCTAATTTGGTTACTTGATATCTCATGGCATAAAACAGAAAAGGGCCTTAGGCCCTTTTCCTATCTCCTATCAGGCAGAAGCTTGCAGGATGTACTTGCCATAACGGCTGTGAAACTCGTCAAAGTTCTTGAGCTTGGTAGGCAGGAATGGCAAGTCGTATGTTGTCAATGCAATACGAGCACCCATCACAACCAGTTCTGTCTCAAAGTTCTTCATCATGTAGCCTAGGAAGTTATCGGCCATCTCGTGAAACTCTTTGTCGGCAATCTTGTTCTCAACACCAGCCTTGAGCTCGTAGCACATGGAGATCACCAAGCTGTACATGGCACTGACCTCTTTGACGTTCAAGTCCTTGACCTTGCCCTTAAGGATGTCCACAGGGTTGGGCATCTTGCTGGCAACCTTGCGGTGAGCCATAAACTTCACTGCAAGACCTTCACCTACTGTACCAGCAATTAAGTTAGTCAGTGTGTCGTTGTCTACAGTCTCGTCGCTGAGCAGTTGGCTCACAAAAGTCCACGAGCGCGGCGTGGCAAACGCACGGCTGGCACTCTTGGCATCAAAGTCGTAGAGGTCTTGCTTGGCAAAGCTCAAGTAACCCACAACGTCCTTGTGGATCTTGTTCTGCACAGCCCACTCTTGATACGAAGCAAAGTCCACTTTCATCTCTTGGTGGATGAAACGGTTTGCCAGCGGAGTCGGCATACGATATGTAACGCCTTTGTCGCTTTCACGATTGCCTGCGGCAACCATTACAACATTGTCTGGCAAACGGAACTTACCAATTCGGCGATTCAGGATCAGCTGGTAGGCAGCCGATTGCACTGAGGCAGGGGCAGAATTAAGTTCGTCCAAGAACAAGACCACAATAGGATACTGGCTGGCCAGTTCTTCGTCGGGCAGTTCTACTGGGGGAGCCCAGTCCATCTTGCCCAAGTCTTTGTTATAAAAAGGAATACCACGAATGTCAGTGGGTTCCATCTGACCCAGGCGCAGGTCGATCATGAGTCCACCTAGCTCACGGGTAATGCCTTCTACCAGCTCACTCTTGCCGATGCCTGGAGGACCCCACAGGAACAAAGGTCGTTGTACTTTGAACGCCAAGAGCAGGGATTTACGAGCCTGGACGGCTGTGACGGTGCGGGTATCTGACATGGGATTGTCTTTCAAAAAATGTTATTAAGCAGTTATTGTAACAAATTGGGATTTTTCGGTCAACTGTTGATTGTTGCAAAAGGACTACAGTTTTCTAATTGAGTTTGCTCAACAAGTTCTGCAGCCTCAACAACAAAATGAACAGGAATTTCCAGTTCGCGGGCCACCTGTGCAAAGCTCTTGCCTTGCTCTAACAAGTACTCAATATCGAGTACTAAATCGCTCATCTTGCTCATTGCAGTTCCTTTGCTGTCTAAGTGCTTGTATTGTAGCAAATTGCGAATTTACAGTCAAAGAAAACCCTGCTCTGAGCAGGGTTTTAAAAAGTAATACTTGAGTACTACATTGTAGGACCATTGCCGTTTTTAAACCCAATTTCGCCGCCTTCTGCTTCAATACGCTTGTAGACGTCTTCTAACAAGATGGGACGGAAGTCGGTTTGCTCCACGCACACACAATGGTAACGAGTGTCGTTTTCTGTCGAGTACAACACAGCGCCAGTTCGGGCATCTACACCACGTGCTCGCTTGACACGACTGGCGTGCAAGTGTCCGTGAATGTTGGTACCAAAGCGACCCAAGCTAGCCTCATGCACAGGGATGTGACTTAAAATCATTCCGTTCAATACATGGTATGCACGTAACTCACGGAAGTACTGCCTATACTCGTCATCACGGAAGATGTCGTGGTTGCCGCGGATCAAGACCTTGTCGCCGTTCAAGCGACTCAACGTCTTTAATGCCTTACGGTTGATAACAACATCACCCAAGTGGTATACCTTGTCGCTGGGACGAACAGTGTCGTTCCAACGACGGATCATTTCCTCATCCATTTCGTCAGGATCTGACCATGGACGCAATTTCACCTCAGGATCATCCGGGTGTGTAAATCGGCACACACCAGCATGTCCAAAGTGTGTGTCACTGACTAAAAATGTAGCAGGCATAATACCTCCTTAAACGGTTATCCAATCATCCGAGTCACGGTATTCAATGCTTTCGCTACCGTCATACTCGTTTATCTTTATTTGTTGTCCTTGATCGACCCATTCCACAGCCAAATCACCAATGCCACCTAAGTAAGCATCGGGCCACTTTACTATAGCATAGGCCAATATCTGTTCTTTATTGCCTTTGAGCACAAGATCTACTAGACCCGAGTCAAACAGCATGTCAGGATATTCGTAGTTCCATGTGTACCATCCTGCGCCAAAGCCTGGCGATACCAACACGGCAATCTTTCCGTCTTTTACTAGTTTGTTCATGATAATCTCCTGGATAGGAGATTATCTCTCCCATCCTATGTTAGTGTTTCTCCAATCATTGGCGTGATCGAAGGGTTGTTCATCGCTGTCGTACGTCCAGCCCAGTTGTCGCATCAGCTTCTGCTTGACTCGCAAGTTAGGGATTCGTGTGCGTTCTGCATCCTGAAACCCCATCATCACGCCAACTTCAGCTACAGCACCTGAACGGCACAGACCAGCATAGCAATGCACAACCACGTTCATGTGATTGTCTAATGCATGTTTCAGCAGGCGCACAATCTCCGCAGCCTGAACATCACTGATTTTGGCTTCTTCAGGAAAGCCATCTTTGTCCTCTGCGTCTAAGAATTCAAAACGATGTGTTTCTCGAAACTCATGTGCAGGGCTAGGCCACCAGCTAGTAGCAGGATCCATAATTTGGATCAGCATACTGTTAGGGCCAGCTTCGTGATGAAACCTTATGGGCACATCGGCTGCGGCTACGTTTTCAATCCAAGGCATCATAATCTCCTAATGTGCTATTGTAGCACAACAGTAAATTCGGGTCAAGCTATACTAAAGTATTACTTTTTTCCACGATACCTGTCGCGCTGTTGTGGTGGTTCTTTGAGTAGGTAATTGCGACCAATCAAGCCGTGTTCGATTTCGCCCAGGGCAGTGACACCAGCACTGTGCTTGCTGAGGACCTTGGGTTGATGCCCTGAATTGAGTTCGCGAGTGCGAGTGGCTGCAATCAACACAAGGTCATATCTGTTGCCCACAGCTTCCACAGCTTGTTGGCTATTGAGTCCGGTTAGTTCGTTAAGTTTCTTCATTTGGTGGTAATCCATTGGAGTGTTTATCTGAAATACGATCAGCATCTTGAAACAGACGCTTTTCTTGTGCTGTGAGTCGATCCTTATGGGTCTTGCGTGGGTTACCACACAAATAGCAGTGAGGATTACCGCAATCCATGGCATGGTGTTTGGCTAGTCTATGCGGCTCCTTCACTGCTTTGTCTTTGCGAGTCAGGCCATGTGCTCGGGCAATTTTTACCTGCCGGGAAATAGCCACGTCAGTTTTGTGACGACGTCGTGAATTAAGGAATTTTGCTAGATCATTGCTCATAATGTATTTAAAGTTTTATTGACTGTGCAGTCCTTGATTTACTACGCTGACATCTAGGTCAAACATACTGCTCAAGAAACTGGTATAGTCTAGTACAGTATAGTCTTGATAGATGGGTTTGTCAACCCAGGGTACAAGGCCATTGGTGGTTCTGTCGCCAATTTTGACAAAAGACTCGCCTAACATGGCAGCAGTTTCGCCGAGAACTTCGCCCAGCACTGCTCGTAGGTTTTTATTTCGTTGCTCTAGGATTTTTAGAACGGGCAATTCAATTTCCATAAAAAACCCAAAGTCGCTTTGTTTGTCAGCTTGCCAGGCAGTACGATCAAATCCTTGATACAAATGCTGTCGCATAGCGTCTTGAACGTGCCGGCTCATTTTTGTTGTTGTACGAGTTTCCAGAGTTTGATTGTAACTATGAGCACGATCAACCAAAGGATCTCGACGGCAGAGATCCAGCAGTTCGTACCATCCTCGAATGGCCAAGTCTGGCAAGTCTGGTGTCCAGTAGAACGGTTCCCAGATCACATTGTCGGGAAAGCCATTGGATTTGGTGCAATAGCTGTTTAGACGCATTAGGCCTTCGGGGAAAAAGGCCTGAGCTCGTGTTTGATCTTGAATAATGCAAGGCTTGTCAGTGCCGTTGAGCAAACAGGCTCGACGCCCACCAATGCGTTTCTCCAGGCCAGGATCCTTAGCTACACTGAGCCAACGACCAAAAATCACTCCTGGCTTGGGTCTTGAATCTTTGAGTAGCTTGGCAGGATCGCTAAAGGATTCTTCAACAATGTCCAGCCATTCAATCAAGGTCACATTGGTGTTTGGATGCATCTGCTGAAACTGCTGAGCATAAGGCACAGCATGATACATGATTTCTCCATACCAGTTTGCAGGGCGTTGGCTCTGAAAGTCTGTGACGTTTTCTAGTTCAGGCACCACAAAAATTACAATGTCATCGATGTGTAGGCCTTCCTTGGCAAAGGTCTCGATGATGTTTCTACTGTCCCAGCCACCGCTGAACAGCACTGCCACATAGTCATACTGCTCTCTTATTTGCCGGGCCCGTGCGCGATACAGTTGATCCAGAGTGTGATGTTTCCATGCGCCTCGCCGGTGAGCATCTTTCCAGATCTGGTCATAGTAGTGCCATTTCACTGGTTGGCTAGTTCGTTTGGCAGCGACCAATGCGTCTCGATTGGTGTAAAATATATCATTGCCTACAGTATAGTGCCCTGACGGGCTGTATAGAACTTCGCCTACGCTGTCGGTACCGGGCACATGGCTCATTGTCGGTCCAGTATGTTTCGTTTAAAATCGTTTAACAGTTTGTCGTAGTCGGCTGGAGCACCGCCCGCTGGACGGGTGTTTACTGTGTTGGCAAACCACTCAACAGTGGCCGGCTGACTCAGCACAGTGTTAAAAATTTTGTTGAGCCGCAACAGTTTTTCTTCTGGGAAGTTTTTTGCTACACTGATGCCTTGACCGGCTACAATGCCCATCTTGTCAAGATTGCCAATGATTTTGATACGGTCTTTGTGTGTGTTGATTAGATTGTTTGTGCTGACAATTTGTGCAACCGGAACATCTTTGCGCAGTAGTCCCAGCATGAGCTCAGCATCGTTTCTAAATGGCACAATCTGTACTGATGGGTCAAGCTTCATCTTGGAGATTAACAACGGGGCAGTTGCACCAGAATACCCAATGTTCAAATTGCCACGAAGATCAGCTAGACTGTTGATTGATGATTCTTTTAGCGAGGCAAACAAGAAGTTGATACGCACCAACAAGATCAAACTCTTGGTATCATTCAATGGATCCAGCTTGAGGTCAGGATGCTGTATGTAAGAAGATACCTGTGTTCCGGTGGAGCTCACAAACAAAACATTGGGGTTGGTCCGGCTTTCTTCAAGCATGGCCTGGTATGCTACCAAGAAGTCAGCACCTGGACGGTTGATGACTATAAACTTGTAGTCAGAAATTTTTTCAGCTTCGTCGGCAATCTTTCTTACATAGACATCGCTGGGGCCACCTGCTGGAGAACCAATGTAAATTTTAAATGTTTCTGCGTGTGCTAACCCTGCTAGTACAAACAGCGTGACAATGGCGGTTAAAAGTTTTTTGATCATAGACATGTTCCTAAAAGTTATTGTAACACATTGCTAGTAGGATGTCTACACACGGTGCGGCGTTCTGAGCATAGTTGTGTCAGTAAAAGGGTCACTACCCTAGGCGTCACTTGCGATACCGACGTCAGCCCTGTGCTGGCGTTGCCAAAATATTTAGTGAACAGAGTATTATTCTATTAGAAAAGGTGAGTAGTAATTGGAGTCTTTGCGATTGTCGCACTGCAATAACCATTTGTATATAGGAGTAGTAAATTGCAAACTGATAGCTCCAACTGATCCCATGTATTCTGATGGCACTATAATATCAGGGCGCTCCGGGCAATGACATTTGCCGTATTCTTCAAACGCCATTCTTAGATTGAGATTCTCAATCCAGATACCTTGTATGTGTAACATAGGAAATGCTCGTGTGTTGTCCAGATCAAACACATCTGCTAGATCTTCAACTTCGACAGTTAACTTGTAGTTGCCATTTGCTGTGTCTAAAAATTCATGCTCTATGCATACCGGTTGATTGACATTGCCATGGTACAGTGTTAGATCATTCAGCATGATTTTGACCACGCAGTGTTGAACTGCCGGCACCCACTTTTCAAAGTTAATCATGTACCCAGTGTCAAGCTGGATGTTTAATTTGGCTTTGTTGATATGTTCAATTTTGCCTGGCATGCTAAACATAATTTTCTGCCTCGCCTTCTCTATAGATATCGTTTGTAATACAATGCAAGCCACCGTCCCAGAAGAACCTATGTCTAAAAGGCACAATAACAGGTTCAATCCGGCACTGTTTAAAGAATTCAAACATGTCTTTGTTGTAGTTGTTGACCAATACTGTGCTTTTGTTGATTTGTAACATGTTGACATCAAACACTGTCTCTGCTACAAACCCTAGCCAGTGGCCAAGCCAGGTCTCAACAAAATTATTAAATTCAGCGTTGTTTTGATTGTCTGGGATCCACCAACGTCCTTGATTACTGTGCTTGAGTTGTCGCCAAGCGGGAATAGCGTTCCAGCTTTGATTTTCGATATACTTTACTTTCCAGCCTGGTAATGTGTCTGTGTAGTTTGTGTGATGATATGTACTAACCACAACACCGGGCTTGACAAGACTAAACACAGCATCGTTGTGCCCACCAATGAACACTGGTACAATAGTACGATCAGGAAACTGTTGTTTAAAATAATCGTACAGCCAAGGATCTTCTCGGCAGTCAAGTATGATGCAGTCACCGACCACAGTGGCCATTGGGGCATCAAAGTCGGTTGGAGAGATGATAGTACGATTGTGACTCAACTGTTTGATCAAACAATCAAACCATTTTGAATCGCTATTGGTCAACATGACATCTTTGCCCACAACCAATTGGCAATCTCTGGGTTGCATTGGTGGCTTTGGGATCAGAGTATAGCTGCCCGACGATTGGTAAGTCAATTGTCCTGATGTGGGATCGACAAAATTCATTATGGTCAATTCGCGATCGATAACGGGACGTTGAACACGTACTCCTAGCTCAGACAACGTGCTAGAAAGGTTAGCATAATCTTCTTCTGTTTCTCGCGCAATTCGTTGCAGACTGTCTCTAACCTTGCTGTTTTTTACAGGTTCGTAAAACTCAGGAAGATAGCTGGCTCCTACCCAAACATGTTTTAAGTCGTGCCAAGGTGCATTGAATTTAACTGGGTGAGTTGAACAAGTAGTCAAGACTGTTTCCATAGGCGTTGTCAAATTCTAATTGGCTCAATAACGGTAAATTTTTTGTTCGTATAACAGTACTGTCACTTAGTTTAAATATCCATCTATTGTCTAATAGACGAATTTTTTTGTGGGTGTATACCATGAATTGCCCGCTGTTTTGTTTTTCAGCATTGGCATGGTAATTGCTGTTTTGATCAAATTCGTAGATATAGTCTTTAAGGAACTGTTTATATCCAGGGTACCCGCGACCACGGTCAAGAATCAAGTCGCTGTGATAGTACATGTAGTTCTCAAAGTCGTCGCATTCAAAAAACCCACTCACACAGTGTTGGTTGTACGATGATTGATTCATCAAGAAAGAGTTGTCAGTGACTGAATAGACTTGACTCTTTGCTAGGCTGTAAAAACACCATCTGGCCTCCAGCAGTGTATTGATTGATCTGCCCGACAATGCAAAATATTTGTCTGCAAACTCAACTAGACTTTGGTCCTGGCTAACTTGATAAAAATAATCTTTCCAGGGCAGATATAGCGCATCGATGCCAACATTGTCAACAAAGGTCTTGTCAAGACTTGCAGTAAATTCGTCACCGCCGTGTCCAGTAACAAAGTGTCCGTCAAAGTGAGTTTGTAGATATACATCGCCGCTGATATCCAGCATCTCTATCTGAGGATACTGCTTCTGTAGCAGTTCAAAAAATTCTCTATTTTCGTAGACACTGTGCGGAGAATATAAAATTCTCAACCGACTCAGATCCTGAGTATGACGCAAAAATGCTACAACAAGACTTGTACTATCGTGCCCACCGCTCCAGCACAAATTTAATAGTTGATCAAGACCTAGATACTGATCAACTCGATTTTTCATCATTTGTTCAAACGACACACAATTTTCGGGCATATGCCAGGGTCTCTGAACTTCGAATTTAAACGGACTTGTTGTTGTTTGTGTACGATCAACAATGTCTCCAAATGGGATCTTAGAAAATATCGAGTTGATATCTAGCAAATAATTGTATTCAGGGAATCCTTGAATTTTTTTTAGTCTGCCGACGGGAGAATGAGATATGCCCCGCCAGTCTAAAATTTTTCCAATGTATTCAGGATTTATTGCAGACAACAACGGTAAGGACATTATGAGTTGCGGTTAGTGATATGGCGTATTTCGACGCAAAGCATTTCGATGTCAATGTCATCAACATCGTTGGTTTCAAACGCTTGAATTTTTAATATGATCTGAGATTCAATCTGCGACAATTGTGATAACATACGCAGTCTTCTTTTGACAATTACAGGATCTGTTGCATAATCGATTAACTCGGTCAACAGCGTGTTCCTGTAATTGTTAACAAGATCGATGAGATTTTTTGTTGTTTTTATTTTGTAGTAGTTAACTTGCCGGATCATGACTCAGGGTCAACACTTGCACTTGAACACCCAACACCTAGTGCAAACGCACACCATTCTTCAGCAGATGCTAAATCAGGCCATGAACGAATAGCAACTTGTCGCGAACCTTCGTCGACAAAATTTATCACTGACTCAATGCCTTGTGCCTTTAGCTCAGCAATTTTTGCATCGCATGCAGATCTTTGCTCTGCAGTCATTGGCGGTTCCCAAATTACAGTTGTATAACGCATTTAAATTCTCCTAATATTCTTATTTATGGCTATGCTGCTCTCAGACCCTTGAATCGGTCGGCAGCATAGCTGGCAGCAAACGCTTCGGGCTTGACAAAAGGCACAACATTGCACACACCTTTGATATAGCCCACAGCCTGACTAATAACACAGCTAGAACCATGTAGTTCGTTAGGGTTGATGTCCAAGTGAACTTCAACGTGTCGGTCATCCAGAACTTCGGCCAGCTTGAGATACAGTTCTGAAACCTTGTACACTTCGGTCATGAGTCGCATGGCAGGCTTGCCAGGCTTGGTGTCCCACACACGTTCGCGATGTACTTCGCCAAACAGTTTGCAACCGTTGTTGCCGTTGATGTGTACCACAATGGCCAGCACATAGTCAGCATGCCATTCGCCGTTGACCTTGAGTCGTTCTGAATCACAACCCAGATAAATCTTGGTCTCCGGGCCTTGCGCTTCGATAAATGACTTGACTTCTTCTAGGTCGATTTTTTTCATACTAATTCTTTCAAAAAACTTGGTGCTCCGGGTGGGACTCGAACCCACAAAATCTGGATTTTGAATCCAGCACGTATACCAATTCCATCACCAGAGCTATTGTAATTTATGCACGATCTCGACGTGCTGAGCCAATTCGGCTGGCTTTGTTCCAATCGTAGGCCACGCCATCGGGACACATGCCATCTCGTATACTGTCTACTCCAAATAGACCGCAGACTTCAAAGTCGGTGCCTTGAATGGTAACAAACTGGTTCAACAGTCGGGCATGTGCCATTGCTGACTCCAGATCAGCAAATTCTAATTCATTTATTTTGTACATAGCTTATTATATAATCTTTTTAATTCATAGTCAACGATAAAAACTGCAAACAAACCGGTTTCGCTAGGGCGTGTGGCTGAACGCCAATCGACAATAGATTGGCTTATCACCGGCAACAACCATGGGCCTCTCACCCATGCACCTGGACCAGTAGATGTACATCACTGCACAGAGCTGTCTGGGGGATTGCCCCTACACGTTTTTTTGCTTGCAAAATTGGCGGGTTCTTCAGGAATTGAACCTTCAACTCCAAGGATTGGACCCTTGAGAGATCAGCCAGAGTGAACCCATAAATTTGGTACCCCAGATGGGACTCGAACCCACACACCTTTCGGCACTGCCACCTCAAGACAGCGTGTCTACCATTCCACCACCGGGGCAATATTTGGTAGGTCATAACGGTATCGATCCGCTGTATCTTGGATGTCGACCAAGCGCTCTACCTTTGAGCTAATGACCTAAGTGTGCTGACTACTTGTCCTATTGTACTCCGTCAGCAAAGGAGAATGCTGGTGTCCCCGACCAGAATCGAACTGATATTTTGTTCTTAGGAGGAACCGGTTCTGTCCATTGAACTACAGGGACTCGTGATCAGCTTTGGCTGTTTATTTCACGCAAACTATCCCGGCGAATCAAGAATCTGCGAGTTTCGCCCTCACGACGCACACTCAGGAACTCATGTCCTTGGAGTGTTCGAACCATGCGAACGTTATCGCAGATATAGCGCTCAAGTGTGATCTTGTTTTCAAATAGTCGTGTTTTATTTTCCATCACAGTTTCCTTTGCACTTACTTATTGGCGGAAAGCAGAGGAGTCGAACCCCATCCCTGTTAAGAGAACCTGGTTTTCAAGGCCAGTCGCAGGACCATCCCCGCTGCATTACTTTCCGTTTGATTGGAGCACAGGGTGAGATTTGAACTCACGGTTTTAGGGATTTGCAATCCCTTGCGTTGGGCCACTCCGCCACCTGTGCATAGATTGGTCTCGGTAGCAGGAATCGAACCTACGCTCGAACGTCCCAAACGTTCAGTGATACCATTTCACCATACCGAGAAATATTAACTGGGAATCATTCTAGGCAAAAAGGGCACTGCTCTGGGCCCATGCCGCTGTTGCAACAGCAAGCGAGCTTCCTGAGCGTCGTTCGCGCCCACACGGTCTGTGAACTCACGACCGTTGACTCTTACAGTTGCTTCGAATAATTTCATACTGTCTTTCAAAATTTGGTACCTGGACACGGTTTCGAACCGCGGACCCTCTCCGTGTAAAGGAGACGCTCTACCCCTGAGCTATCCAGGCAATTATGCTTTTGTATCAACCTTGGGGTTGTAGTGCGTGGGCACTAGCTCGCCCACTCGATTATACAGATATTGCACAACTTCAATGTATTTTCTATTAGTCACAGGATCCAGCACAGTGCTATACAAAGTGGTTCGATATATGTTGTTGACTATGTCTCTTACTGCTGATGTGCTTTCGACTATCATGCTATAATCCTTTGGAGCGGGGTAGGGGAATCGAACCCCTCGCTTTAGCTTGGAAGGCTAAGGTATTACCACTATACGAACCCCGCAATAAATACTGGATGCAACAACGTGACTTCTTTGCTGCCAACGGATGGGCTCACATACACCTATCAGTCAACCACAATGCATCTGTGTGCTACATCTTTGTCAATGATATTTACAACGAACGCCTGACCATGCGATATTTTACCAACATGGCTGACGCATTGAATTTCATTGAAAACATCTAACTGCATGACAGATCAAACAAACTATTGTTCGCTACCTTTTAAGGGCATGCAAATTGACGGAGATGGCGGAATCAAGCCTTGTTGTTTGTACAAACCATTTCTCGATCCTACTATAAAACAATACCACATAACCGACTATGACCAATGGCGTAGTCAGTCATTGACTAAAATTCAACGTCATGTGATCGACAACACTGTTGATACAGGATGTAATCATTGCATAAATTCTACTTCAATACCGCATCCTTTGCGACAAGTCGCCAATGGGTTTTTCAAGCATCAGCCCAGGTATCAGGCCAGTGCAACGCCAGAATGGCTAGAAATACGCTTTGGAAATTTTTGCAACCTCAAATGTATAATGTGCACTCCTTCAAACAGTAGCCAAATTGAACAGGAATATCAGACCAATACAGCACCGTACAACAAACTGGGAATCTCATACCCCGGGGCAATTCAAAAGTTTGACAATGTTGCTAAAAACTGGTGGGAAGATCCTGACACCTTTAATAGAGTAATCGTTATATTGAATCGTGCTCGCTATGTAAACTTTTCCGGCGGCGAACCACTGATAATGCCGCAACTTTACCGAGTGTTGGATGCATTAAATGCAGATTGCATGATCACATTCAACACCAACTTGACTAGACTGTCTGATCGAGTAGTCAATGACTTGAAAAAATTCAAGAAAGTGATATTGCAAGTTAGCCTAGACGGCATTGACGATCATCAAGAATGGATCCGATGGAACAGCCGCTGGGCAGACATTGATCGCAACATCAATACTGTATGTGGCACTAAAAACATAACAGTGAGCTTCAGTTACTTGTTACAACACACCACTGTGTATACCTGGCCCGCGCTGTGGAAATATCTACAACCTCTGAACAAAGAAGTTATGATATTACCTGTATACGAAAAAACTATTGGGCAAGGTGTGCTGACACAAAATTCTGTATCGCCAGAGGATATGCACAAGTTCAAAACCTGGGTTGAACACAATCCTGGTCCGCATGATCACACACTACAGCAGTGGATCAGCAACTATGAGTTTGATGCCAAACTGCATCAAGAATTTCAAGACTATGTCAACATGCTGGATCGCATACGCGGCGGCAACTTTGCTCGCACGTTTGATCCCAGCTGGCAACTTGGCGGGTCCTGAGAGGATCGAACTCCCACCCTCGGTTTCGAAGACCGAGATGATATCCATTTCACCAAAGACCCATGGTGGTTGTAGTTGGTATCGATCCAACCTCCTCGGCTTATGAAGCCGGTGCGCATCCGTCTACGCCATACAACCCGAACTGTTTGGGGTATCCAACGAGAATCGAACTCGTGATAGCGGAATCACAACCCGCGGTTTTACCACTAAACTATGGACACCATATAGAAACACACTATCCTGGACTGACTACTTGGGCACGGGCTTTGCTAAAAAGCGATACCGTCCGTAATGTGTTTTTATATGGTAGGGGCACAGAGAGTCGAACTCTGATTTACCGGTTAAAAGCCGGCTATTCTAGCCATTGAATTATACCCCCATATGGTCCCTCCGGTGAGATTTGAACTCACACTTCTCGGATTAAGAGTCCGGTATGCTACCGTAACATCTCGAAGGGATGGATCGTAACAGTTGTCTTTTACGTGCCATCCAGGACCATACGGGGGTCTAGGATGACACTAACGTTTGCCTCGTTTCATGTCATTACCTCTTTGTGTTAAAAATGTTATTATACAACAATCGCAGTTTGTTGTCAACTGTTTGGTGCGTCCCGAGGAATTCGAATCCCCAACCTCACGGCTTCGTAGGCCGGTGTTCTATCCAGTTGAACTAGAGACGCATTGAGTGGCCCCGGTGGGAGGAATCGAACCTCCATTGGTTGTATACGGACCGTGTTCCCATTACACTACAACCGGGATTGAATTGGTGCCACGAGCTGGACTCGAACCAGCCACACACAGATTTTCAGTCTGCTGCTCTACCTGATGAGCTACCGCGGCGTTGAAATTGGTCTCCGTAGCAGGGTTCGAACCTGCGACCCCAAGTCCCCCAGACTTGTGCGCTACCGGGCTGCGCTATACGAAGATAAAAAGTCCAGTGACCTAGCTCGTCAAGGGAGAGTATAGACTTGCGAGTGGTGCTCTCAACGTGATTCGAACACGTGACCTTACCCTTACCAAGGGTACGCTCTACCACTAGAGCTATGAGAGCGATTGGAGCGGGATAGGAGAATCGAACTCCTAACTAAACCTTGGCAAGGTTTCGTTTGACCATTAAACTAATCCCGCATTTTTGGCTCCCCAGGGTGGGATCGAACCACCGACCAAGAGATTAACAGTCTCCTGCGCTACCGCTACGCTACTAGGGAATATGTTTGGTGCCCCATGACAGAATCGAACTGCCGTAACCTGATTACAAAACAGGTGTAATACCATTATACTAATAGGGCCGAAAATCTGGCGGTGCGACTGAGACTCGAACTCAGAACCCGGCTTTCACCGAGCGACGGATTAGCAATCCGCTCT